TAACGGCGAAGCTAACGTTGTAAACACTGGTGCTGCATCTACTTATGCTGCTGCTGCATTAGCTCTTGTCGCTGCGTCAGATACCATTGATGTAGTTATTGCTGGTGCTGCTGCTGCAACTGGACGCTTACGTGTCTATGCAGTAATTGCAGATATTTCGGCTGCTCATACTGAGGCTGCTGAAGCCCAGCGTGACTTGCTGTAATACATTACTAAACTTTGGGGCTGGCTTTGTGCTGGCCCCATTGCTACATTTTAAGGAAGCATAATGGCTCTGACATACCTTGAACTAACGAATGACGTTCTCACTAGAATGAATGAAGTCGTGCTTACCGCTGGCAATTTTACTTCCGCTAGAGGTGTTCAAGTACAATCTAAAAATGCTATCAATGAAGCTATACGACACATTAATCAAAAAGAATTTGCATACCCATTTAATCATTCCACTAACACTTCTACATTAGTTCCGGGTGTAGTAAGATACACCATACCAACTGGTACAAAATACATAGATTACAATACAGCAAGAATAAAAAAGAATACTGATCTCAGTGCATCAGGGGTTAATTTAAAAAGACTTAATTACAATGAATACATAAGCAAAGAGTTCGCAACTCAAGAAGATGAAATTGAATCTACAACTCTGAATGGCACACACACAGATTCTGTGACTACCCTGACCCTTGTTTCAACTACAGGCTTTGCAGCATCAGGCAGTGTCTACATAGCTAGTGAGTTGATCTCTTATACTGCTATCTCAGGCAATACTCTTACAGGTTGCACAAGAGGTGCTGAGGGTACTACTGCTGCAGCTTACGCTAGTGGCGTAGTAGTTACACAGTTTGATAACGGAGGTGTGCCTCAGTACATTGTACGCACCCTTGATAACAATTATTTACTGTACCCTTACCCTGACAAAGAGTACACACTACTATATGATTTCTTTACGTTCCCTGATGACTTGACTGCACACGGCGACACTACTAGTATTCCTAATAGATTTAAACCTGTCATTACAGATGGCGCTGCAGCATTCCTCTACCAGTACAGAGGTGAGATGCAACAGTACCAGATTAACTTTGACCGTTTTGAGGATGGCATTAAGAATATCCAAAGCTTATTAGTTAACAAGTTTGATTACATCAGGTCTACTGTAATAAACAGGCCTACAAGTTCTAACTCTGGGGTGTCCTTTTAATGCCAGATAGTTCTCAAGTACAACCTGCAGCATTTAACTGTGAGGGCGGTTTAGTTTTGAACCGTTCTTCTTTTCTTATGCAACCGGGGGAAGCTCTAGTACTAGAGAACTTTGAGCCTGACGTTGAGGGCGGCTACAGGAGAATGAACGGCTACCGTAGGTTTGTTAATCATGTAGTACCACATACATCCAGTATCAATGAAAAGGTAATAGGTGTAGCTAAGTTTGGAGACAAAGTACTAGCGTGTAGAGGAGAGAAAATATTCTCTGCTGCTTCTACGGAACTGGCCTTTGCTATAACTGCTAATGCAACTATGTCTGGTTCAGGTACAATTATTGTAGACTCTGTTGCAGGTTTTGCAACTAGTGGTACTTTACAGTTAGACTCAGAGAAATTTACGTATACAGGAGTAGACGCTGCTTCACTGCCTAACGAATTTACAGGTGTAACACGTGCCACAGAAAATACTACTGCAGCCGCACACGTTTCTAGGGTAACAGTTTCTTCTCCTTGGACAGAAATAGATACAGGTAGAACTAATGCGGATAAGTATAGGTTTGAAAGATTTAACTTTGATGGCAATCCAAAGCTTGTATGTGTTGATGGCGTTAACGCACCTGTAGTTTTTAACTTAGCTCTTAGTGCAACTGATGTTAGCGCAACTGCTATTGTAGGTTCTAGGTTTGTAGTTTCTTTTAAGTCACATATGTTTTACGCAGGTAAATCAACTACGCCGGAACTACTTAATTTTAGTGTAGCATCTAATGAAGATGATTTTACTAGTGGTGATGGTGCAGGTACTATTAGAGTAGACGACACTATTACGGGACTAAAGGTTTTTCGAGAAAGTCTTTTTATCTTTTGTGAGAATAGAATATTTAAATTAACAGGTAGTGCTTCTACAGGTAGCGATGCTTTTTCTATAGCTCCCGTTACTAGAAACATTGGTTGTATTAATGGTGACACCATACAGGAATTTGGTGGTGACTTAGTATTCCTTGGTCCTGATGGACTGCGTACAGTTGCTGCTACCGCAAAGATTGGTGACACAGAACTAGGTACAATAAGTAAAAACGTACAGTCTATCTTTGACAAAAACATTAAGGACTCTTTGTTATTTGAGAGTGTTGTTATACCTGACAAGACACAGTACAGAATATTCTTTACTAAGAATAATGAATCCGATAGTATTACACGAGGTATTACTTGTGTTGCAAGGGAGCAAGGCTTTGAGTTTTCTGAAGTACGTGGTATAAAACCTTCTTGCACAGACACTGTTGTTTCTGCAGGTGACGTTATTGTTTTACACGGAGACTTTGTTGGGTTTGTACATCGTCAAGAAAGAGGTAATACTTTTGATGGTATACCCGTACTAGGAAAATACAGAAGCTCTGACTTAGCCTTTGGAGATACTGGCATACGAAAGCATATGCAGAGAGTTATTATTAACTACAAACCTGAGTCTGCACTTGATGCAGAACTAGTAATGAGGTACGACAATGAAGATGCCGACTCTGCTAGACCCGCACCGTATGCTTTAGATTCCGCTGAAGTAGCTGCACAATTTGGTTTAGCTGTATTTAGTACTGCAGGTGGTTCAGTTAGATTTGTTTTTGGTGGGCCATCACAGCCTCTTGTAAGACAGTCCGTAGAAGGTTCAGGTTTTTCTGTTGTACTAAGAATAAATGATGGGGGTGAATCTGCACCTTACTCACTTAAAGGTTTTCAGTTAGAGTATACATTAGGAGCAAGACGTTAAATGGGTGCTACATACACAAGACAATCAACTTTTACTGACGGCGATGTTATTACCGCCGATCTGTTTAATAATGAATTTGACCAGCTTTTAGCTGCCTTTGCAGTAAATTCAGGACACACTCACGATGGTACTGCAGGAGAAGGTGGTCCTATATCTTTAGTGGCATCTGACAATGTTACTATAGGTACTGGTGCAGGTGACATTACACTTACTTGGGATGGTGGTTCTAATGACGGTGTTCTTATCTGGAGTGAAGATGAGGATTACTTTACGTTCTCTGATGATATCTTACTTGCTACATCAGAGAAGCTACAGTTTCGTGACACTGCTATATTTATTAACTCTTCTGCAGATGGACAGTTAGACATTGTAGCAGACACAGAGATCCAGATTGTTGCTACTACTATTGATATGAATGGTATACTAGATGTATCAGGTAATTTACTTGTAGGTGGTAATCTTACAGTTGCAGGTGATGCTACAGTAACAGGTACTACTACATTTAATGGTGGTACAATTACTCTTGGTGATGCAGCTACAGATAACGTTGTATTTGGTGCTGACGTTGACTCAAGTATTATACCTGATGATGATGATACGTATGACCTTGGTTCTGCAAGTCAAGAGTGGCGTAATCTATTTATAGATGGCACAGCAAACATTGATACTGCCTCTATAGATAACATATCTGATGATACACTTGTAGCTACAGATAAAAAGATACAGTTTCGTGACACTGCTATATTTATTAACTCTAGTGCAGACGGGCAGCTAGATATTGTAGCTGACACTGAGATACAAATAGCAGCTACAACTATAGATATTAATGGCGCTGTAAATGCCAGCGGAGAAATAATTGCCGCAAGCTTAGACATATCAGGCAACGTGGATATTGATGGTGTAACTAACCTTGATGTAGTAGACATTGACGGTGCTGTTGACATGGCATCTACACTTGCAGTTACAGGTATTGCTACATTTACTGATGATATTATTATTGGTGACGGTAAGACTATTGGTTCTACATCTGATGTAGATGCTATTACTATTGCTGCTAATGGTCAGGTAACGCTAACACAAACATTAATAGGTACAGCCTTAGACATCTCTGGCGATATTGACGTAGACGGCGTTACAAACTTAGATGTTGTTGATATTGATGGGGCTGTAAATATAGCTACCACTGCTTTAGTATCTGGCGTCTTAACTACAACAGCTACACAAGTAGCAACGGGTGGAATTACAAGTGGTTCTAATATTGTTTCTGACACAGATAGCACTGACGATCTTGGTACAACCAGTGTTCGTTGGGCTAACTTGTTTGTTGATGGTATTACTGCGACTGACCAAATAACAGCCACTGGATTTACTGGTACATTAGACGGTATACTTGGGTCTGGCGCTGCTGCTACTGCGTCTGTAACAACTCTTGATACAAGTGGTGCTGTTAATTTAAATCTTGCTACTGACTCAACCAGCTCAACTTCAGGTGCTTTGATTGTTGATGGTGGTGTTGGTATAGCTAAGAAGTTATTTGTAGGTACTACACTTGGTGTGACAGGCGTAGTCACAGCTAACGCTGGCGTAGTCGTAGATGAGATGACCCTTGATGCAGATACACTTACAGCTACTGATGACTTTATACTAGACGTAGCAGGTAACATAGAAATCAATGCAGATGGTGGTACTATTACTTTTAAGGATGATGGTGCTACCCTTGGTACGGTTACTTCCGCTGGTTTCTCAGGTACATCTGCAGGTATTGTAGTTTCTGATAGTAATGCAAACACAAACTTTCCTATTATATTTCATGACGAATCAAATGCATTATTAGATGATACAGGTGCATTGCGGTACAACCCAAGTACAGGTCAGCTACTTGTTCCTAATCTAACTGTCGCAGGTACAACTACTACAGTTGATACTGTTACGATGGAAGCAGCCAATGCAATTATCTTTGAGGGCGCAACTGCAGATGCCCATGAGACTACCCTTACTATTGTAGACCCTACAGCAGACAGAACAGTTAATATACCTAACCAATCAGGTACTATACCTTTACTAGCTGCAGCAAGTAACACAGCAGTTACAAGTACACCAGAAGAACTAAACGCATTGGATGGCATTACTGCAGTCGTAGGTGAGCTAAACGCACTAGACTTAGGTAGTACTGCAGTGGGTACAGCTATTGCATCTAAAGCTGTCATACTAGACTCTAACAAAGACTACACAGGTATTCGTAACCTTACTATAACTGGTGAGTTAGATGCAGCCACCTTAGATATTAGTGGTGCTATTGATGTTGCAGGTACTTCTAACTTAGATGTTGTAGACATTGATGGCGCAGTAGATATGGCACAGACGTTGCAGGTTGATGGCATAGCAACATTCTCAGCAGTCCCAGTGGCAAATGCAGGTTTGTCTGTAAAAAACGGAAGTACTAGTGGTGGCTTTATTCAATTCTTTGAATCCGGTGGAACCTCTAATCTAAAAGTAATAGCACCTGCATTAGCGGCAGATGCAACCTTGACTTTACCTGCAGTTGCAGGTACAATAGCAACTGTTGCAGCAGCAATAGACGAAGCCACAGCCCTCGCCATTGCGCTTGGTTGATATAGGAGAAAACAATGGCTAATACATTTCTTTCAATTACACGAAACTTAGCACCAAATGCTGCAGGTACACCTGAAGTATTATACACTGTGCAAGCTAATACTAGGATTGTTATCTTAGGACTAACACTGGCTAACGTACACACATCACAAGTTACTGCTTCTGTTACTTTAGTGAGTGATACTACTCAAGCATCTCAAACTGCAAATACTACTGCGCATTTAATTAAAGACGCAGCAATACCAGTAGGTGCTACACTATCTGTTCTTGATGGTAAGCTTGTAGCTAATGCTACTGACACTATTAATATTGACTGTTCCGTTGCAGATAAAGTTTCGGTGATAATGAGCTATATGGAGATTGACAGCTAATGGCAGGATATATAGGCACACAGGCTGTTAGTGTAAACACTACCTCAG